AAGCGCTGCACCTTATCACAGATGTCCTGATATGACTTCAGGAAGGCCGCATTCATGTTGCAATAGGTTTCCCTTACCGGCAATAAATTTTCTTTAAGCGATCCTATAAGGAACCCTGGAGTGTACTGAGCGTTGAATTGCGCTGGGTTATTTGCCGTCTCGATATAAGAGATTTTATCCCCAATCACTGCAACAACTGGAGTTGGATCAAGAATCGCCATCTTTAAATTAAAGATGTTTCTCATACCAAGCTGGCCATCGATCGAATCGTTGAAACCGTCTCTCTTTAAGAAGTCAATTAATGTTTGAGCACCGCTTGGTGTCAATGCATATGCATGAGTGCCTTCAAATCTATCAGTTGGAATGATTATAGGCTTTCCAAGATGGCTCGGATAGGTGTAGTCATTAATGTCTTTGATACGATAGCCGAGCCAAAGAATGTCAATTGAATCATCAAGCGATGATAGATCAATCGGTCCTTTGATGATCGTATCATGCTCAAGCACGATTCCTGGCTCACCAGAATCAACAATCATCTGCCAAATTTTTAGATGTCCTGCAGTGCAACAGAATGCGTTATTGTGTTCTCGACCGCCGGCCTTTATCTTTTCTGCATAGTATGGAATGATTTCTATTCCAATTTGATCGGAAAGAGTAAGAGCATCTACTCCATTATATCCTTCAACTGGAATCATTTCAAGCTGAGGATCAACTAAAGCCGATTCTACACACGTATTCATGTATTGAATAGACTTCGTATCGTTTATATAAAGAATGTATGCTTTCATATCATCACCACAAATTCAGCTTTAAGTTTGTCTTTGTTTATAATATATTTCTTATACTCTACGCTCTAGTACTGTAAAGCCGTGACAATCACGTGTATGGTACATTACACGCCATTGTGGATTCCAGGAAAGGAATTCCATAATAGCAGGAAGCAACTCATTTATAAAAGGTTCCCCTGTATCATGAAACGCTAAATATTTTTGAGCTTTATTACCGTGTAGGCGTAGTTCCTGTGTGAGTTGATAATAACTATGCTCTGTATCAATAAAAATCATATCTACTTCAGGAAGTTCAATCTTAAGATCATCTGCTTCTATGCAAACATGATCATTACCTGCACTTCTAGAGATTTCAAATAAACTCTCTATGTTAGGATCTAATGCAATATCATATGAGCGCAAATGTATAGGTGTTACTAACAATGCGCGGGTTGAATATCCATCCCGTACACCTAGCTCAATTACTGTTTTACAGCGACCAGCTAAATCACGCAATAAAGGTAAATGCTTATAAATATCGTTAGGACCAATTACTGCGTTACGGTAATGCTCTTCTAAAATTTGTTTAGGGTCCATTTAATTTTCCTTCATATTTAATTGGTGCACCTGGAAGGGATTGAACCTACGACCTATCGGTTATCAACCGATTGCTCTCCCGCTGAGCTACAAGTGCGTTATTGTCTTTCTGAGTTATTTGTGTGCCATTGACCATAGAAGCAGTGAGCGAGTTCGTGCCCAATAAATTCTGGCTGATACTTTACTCGAGGATCCATTACGTGAATAGTGCACTTGCTGAAAGGCTCGCGAAGTTCAGTAAATGCTTGAAGTTCCAAGCTGGAAACGCCTCGCTTTTTTGCTGCTTCAATAAATTCTACTCGAGTCTTGTACGTAACAAATACAACCTCAACCTTTGACTTTTCAAAGGAAGGATTTCCAAAGTTATATCCGTCCGCCGGGGTTGTCGATTGATTACAAGATACAATAGAAAATGCAGCAATAATAATGAGTGGCACTGCAACAAAAAGCTTTTTCATCATAAAAACTCGTAGTTAAGAACAATGGAGGAACGGGTGAGAATCGAACTCACTCTCTTACAAGGCCTGGGATTTGCAGTCCCGCGCGTTTCCGGTCCGCCACCGTTCCATTAATGGTGCCCCAGGAGAGAATTGAACTCCCTATCTCCGGGTTACAAATCCGGCGCATCGCCAGCAATGCTTCTGAGGCGTTATTCTATATATTATGTAATGGAGGAAGCGGTGGGATTCGAACCCACGGAACGCTATTAACGTCCACTCGTTTTCAAGACGAGGTCCATAAACCGCTCGGACACACTTCCGTATTCTGGCGGCTCGTACGGGCTACGACCCCGTTACCTCTCGCGTGACAGACGAGTGTTCTCCCGATTGAACTAACGAGCCATTAAGTATTATATACCACATAACTTAAATTAAGTAAACTGGATCCCTCTGCTGGATTCGAGCCAACATTAACGGAGTCAGAGTCCGCTTTCTTACCGTTAGAAGAAGAGGGAATTACGTAAAAGCTTTACCAACCTGTTTGCTGGTAAGATGAAAAACAGTATCAATAGTGTTAATCATATGCTTGATTAAAGCGGTTTCTGCATCAACATAACTATCAAGCGAGCTGTGAAACGCCTTGTTCTGAATGTACGTCTTACTCCATTGCTTTTTAAGGCTTTGTGTAATGGTAACCATATAGCTAGTCTGAGCTGTAAAATTTGCGTACATCATACTTCCTTAGTAGTGTAATACCACATATATTTATAATGGTGAGTGATGATGGATTCGAACCAACTCAGCGTATGCAACAGATTTACAGTCTGCCCCGTCTCTCCAACTACGGCGATCACCCATAACTTTAATGATGGTGCGGGTAGAGGGACTCGAACCCCCACGTCTCTCGACACTAGCTTCTAAGGCTAGCGCGGCTACCATTTCACCATACCCGCATAAACTCGTTTAGGCTTTCCACCCAATGGGAGACGACTTACCGATCACGTTTCTCTCTGTTCCCTAACCCAGGAAACCGGGCTCTGCAGTCACACGGATAACTACAGACTCTATAATGGTGCCTCCGAACGGGATCGAACCGCCGACACGTGGATCTTCAATCCACTGCTCTACCAGCTGAGCTACAGAGGCATTGAACGTTTTAAGAGTGGCGAGGGTGCAGAGAGTCGAACTCTGGCTTGCGGTTTTGGAGACCGCCGTGCTACCGTAACACTTCACCGACATAATGGTGGAGGTGACAGGACTCGAACCCGCTACCTTCTGAATGCAAATCAGACGCTCTCCCTGGTGAGCTACACCCCCATTAAATACTAGGCTTATCGCGATTCTCGTTCATTGCCTTTACAGTGGCAAGGCGATTTGTCTCAATTTCTTTCGCAGTCAAGACAACGTTCTTGTCTGAGTTGTATTGACTGAGTTCAGTTTCAGTCATTTTAGACTGAATGTCATTTACAGCGTTTTGTAGCCGCAAGATTTCTGAAGTGTTAGATTCATCAAACATATTCATAACAGTGAGTCTAGATTCTGCCAGCTTAAGCCAGTCAGATTGACTCATTTCAGGCGATACATTCATCATATAGTTCTTCCTTCAGTTGAAGTTGGAGCGACATAAGGGAATCGAACCCTTCTACTCAGCTTGGAAGGCTGGTACATTACCACTATGCTAATATCGCGTATTTGGTGTGTAGTAACTACACATAAAATGGTCAGGGTGGGGAATTCTGAGATCCCGGCCTCTGGTTTCCAAAACCAGCACTCTGCCTCTGAGCTACACCCTGTTAATTCTGCCGACTTACGGTGTTTGAGCACCAGCGGAGTAAACTGATTAGATGAATGCGCTGGCTACTGAGGTGTTGCCTCGCTACAGACAGTAATTTCGCGCTTTACGTTCCTATCTTACCCCAATCGCTTGGTCGCCACAGGAACCTCCAGTGCATTCATCTAATCAGTGAAAGAAGGTCTCGGGTCTCCTCGCCCGATGATGAAGCAACCCATGTAGGTAACACCTCCATCCACTTAGTTGGATTCAATTTTCAAAGATCAATCCGGTGGTTCAGTTTCCTGAACCACCGAGATTCTATATATACACTATACGCAAAAATAAGTAAAATTATTTTATCCGCGAAAGATGACCTTGAACTGCATCATCGCCAAAGCGGTATCTGCAAGACGAGTCACAGTTTGATGACCACGCAATGTGTGGCTAATGTGGATCCAATCAATCATACCGCCAGCTGCATTCAAAGCCTGGTCGATCTTCACGACTTCACCTCGGATGGTACCAGCAGCAGATTCGTAACGAACCCGGTCGCCGATCAGGATAGTCTTAGGAACAGTCATAATCAAAACTCCTCAATGCGAACTTCGAAGCCCTTCGCAACCAAAACATTGCGTTGTAGTTCGGCAAGGCTCTTGTCGTTGGTTTCCAGCACAATCACTTCGCTCTTACCGGTGAGGTGGCCGAAGCTAGAATTCCGAATCACTGAGTAGGTCATGTTCATTCCCTTTCCTTATATTCTTAATCTACCATAGGCGGAAAAATAAGGAAACCGTTTTATGCGGCTGCCAAAATTTCAAGGTTGAGATAATCCCAATTGGGACGATCCTTCCGAAACTGAGCGCGGGCCTCGTTGAGGCTGTTGGCCCAGTAGCGATAGAAGCCCGAAAGCTTCTGTCCGCGAACGTTAGCGATATAGAGGTCGTAGGCAGTCATTTGAGTTCCTTTCCTATATTCCTAATCTACCATAGGCTGAAAAATAAGGAAACCGTCTAACTTCGTTACAAGCGTGTAACAATTTTGCCGATAAATATCGTGTAACAAGTGGAGATTACACGATGAAAGAACCTCAAAGAATGAAAGCCGTCTATGCGATACCGTGTTTATCACTGATCGGCGACATCTTTTTTATAACGTTTTCCACAAAAGACGAACAGGAGGCCAAAGCTTTGGCCTCCTGCATACAGGGTTCAAAAGGAAAGAATGCCCTTGTCCTCATCACTGAGGATGGAGACATCTATCACCTTTAAGCTATATCTTTTTTAAAGAGATAAACATCAGAACGGATCCAGACCGTTCTGATGTTTACCCTAATCTAACATTTTAAGCGTTAGCCATCTCGGTTGCCAACTCAAGAGCCTTTGACTTCAGGTTCTTGTTGGGGCCGTACCAAGCCGACTGAAGACGGGTATCTTGAGTACGGCCAGCAAGGTGGTCAGTGTAGTAGGTGACCGCGTTGAAAGCCTGCCACCAAGTGCCTTCACCAAGTTCAGCACCTGGCTGAGTGTCAACACACTCACGGACAATGCGGTGAGCCTTGGAGATTTCCTTGCGGCTATCAACCTTTGCAGTAGCGACAGGGAAGACACGAGCGAAGTACTCTTCGATCTTTTCGCCAGTGTAACGCTTGGTCGAAAGGAACTGAGCCATTTCCTTGTACTTCGCCAGCTTTTCCTTAGCGATACCAAGGGCTTCCTTCACCTCATCAACAAGGAACTCACGACGATGGCTTACCTTGACGAAGTTTTCAGTCTTGGTATTCAGCGACAAAGTCAGTGTGTTATTGCAAACCACACGGATTGGAGTGAAGCGGATATCGATGCTGCGACCGTATTGGTGTGGGTTAGTGAAGTGCAGGTAGCCATTCACGACATCCTTACCACCGAAGAGCTCGAAGCTATCCTTGATGCGAGCCAGAGCCCACACGATGTTGCCATCCTTCAAACTGCCAGCGGTGTCCATCTCCATGTCACCTGCCGCAATGAAGTCGTCAAAGAACTCAAAGGCATCAGAGTTCTGCATTGGAATCCAATCGTCGCTGATAACGTCCAGAACCTTGTCATCACGATCACGAACCAGAACCTGCTTCGGCAGTTCGATTCGCTTGCCAGCAACTTCAGCATACACTGGAGCAGTATAGACCTTCCAATCAAGGCCGGCAGCTTTGAGCATTTGTTCAGGAGTCAGGTCAGCGGGAACCCGCTTGCCGAGGCCGTGCCAAGGCGTATCCATTTGGTTGCGAAAAGCGTAAGCCATTTGCGCCTGACCATCGACGATTTCAAGTTCATGAGCCATTTTATATTTTCCTTTCAAGAAGGTTGGACCATCCAACCCATAATCCAGTTATACATCAAACTAAAAATTAGGTACACCACTTTTTTCAAAAAAATAATTTTAGTTTTAATCCGTCGTTTTGATAAATAATCGGTACATCCAAAGGAGATATCGATGCTAACAAATGTCATAACCTGGATTAAAGCACGTTTAAAAGAAAACACCACTCGGATGGGAATCGTTGCTATCGCTCTTGGCGTAGCTCTTCTCGTAGTTCCTGTACTTTTCCCAGCTGATGTTGCATCACTCATGTCAACCAACATTCAATGGTTGATTGGCGCTCTATTCGTAGGCGGCCTTGGTGGAGTGATCTGGAAAGAGCAGCCTAAGGCTGCTTAAGAACGCCGCATTCGAGCAATTGCGATAGCGTCTTCGTCGTTAGTGATGGGGACGCTGTTGCTTTTGTGGAGAGTGCCAATACCCTTGACGTACGTTCCGGTATAAACTTGTTCAGGCTTCTTAGCCATCACTCCGATGCCATCTCCGGATGACGGATACCGACTTCTGTGGTCTGATACATCGTACTGCATAGATAGCGTCTTACCCTTTTTCGTAGGAGTCTTGAGCTTACCCTGGCGATACAAGACGTAGTCGCTAAGTGATAGCTCGCCAGCGCCGATACGACGCATGTGCTTGTTATATTCCTTAAACTCGTCAAGGAACTTGCCATTGAGTTTGACAGCAGACTTACGTTTACGAGCCGCAGTGTTGTTATACTGCGGACCGAGCAGATGCATAGTCATATGATTTACTTTGCGTTATAAATGCCGATGCAGAGGACGATGATACCAATGATCATCTGAATAAGAATCTGCATGAGGCTCATATCGAGGTTGTTGTCAGAAGCACCAGCCGTACCGGCAATAATTAGGAAGCCAAAGACAGCGACGAGATAAGGAACGATTTTCATTGTGTTATCCTTAGAACAGCGAGTTGATCAGGTTTTGAAGAGCGACGAAGCGCATCACCATGTCACTGGGATCGCGACCGAGCAGAAGAGTTAGGTTGATGTGGATCTCACTGGGATCCGCGGGCTTAAGAGAAACCATGGTACGTCCTTTCAGATCAAGCGAGCTTGTAGAATGAATTTTTAGTGCGAGCTTCCATACGTTCGAAGTCGATCGTCACCAGAGGACTGGTGAAGATGCGATCACCAGAAGCGAACCGACCCTTGGCATCATCGCCAGCAACGGTACCATTGATGCAGAACCAGTCAACTACGTTTTCGATCTTCCAGTCGATGAGAGTAGCGGTGTACATTGATGTCCTTTCCAATTGATATATCCTTTATATCATAACTAAAAAATTAGGTACACCGTCAAAAATCATCATTGAAAAATACGTTGTACTCTCTTAGCTGCTCTGGTGTGAACTGGGCCTTCATCTGTTTGCTAATCATTCGTTCTTGCATTTCAGCCATTGACGGATCAATCGCATAATAATAATTCCGAATTCGATCGAGCTGCGCAATGTAGTCACGCAGCGTCTTCACATACGATCCTTTCATGGACCTGAGTGATGTGCTTGCACTTGCCGTGATGAGTAAACCCCATACACGTGCAGGTCCATCCTGATTCAGTCATAGAAGTGACGTGAGTGGCACCATTGCTATTGGTATATGGCCACTCGAATCCAACCATAAAGTTGTTCTTATAACGAATTCCAGGAAGAGTAAGAGCCTTGCGGCTGAACCTACTCTTCCTGGGCTTCGAGAAATTGGAAAGATCAGGCATCAGTGATTTCCTCAATCTTGTACTTCAGGAAGTCGCCATTGACATTCTCGCAGTCTTCCTTGTACGAGACAGCGACGCTTTCGCAGTTGAAAGCAGCGATGGCTTCCCAATACGAGCTGTTCTTCCACAGACACAGCACAACCCACTTCAGTTCAGGATACTTCATTTCACATCTCCATGCAGTTTTCATAGGCTGCGGCTTCAGCCTGTTCGTTAAGGTACTCGATGTACTCGTAGTACTGTTCAGTGATCTCCCGCTCACGCTCAGGAGAGAACTCTTGATCGCTATGATAGAGTTCAATGTAGTCTAGAATGTCCATGATCTTATCTCCTTAAGCAGCAAACATCAGGCGAGCACTATCTTCAGAAGTCTTGAACATCTTGCCACCCTTTTCGTAGATGAAGGGAAACTTATGACGCTTGGTGTCATAGCGAACCAGGCGAGCACCATTCTTTTCCATCACGAGGCCAAGAGCTTTGACACGCGATTCAAGGACAACGTCGTTGAAAGTCTTGGCACCCTGCACCTTCGCAGTGACTTTGATCTCAACGTCAGACTGAGAGAACTTCATAGCACCAACGGTGAACTCAAGGTTGGCACCCATACCGTACTTCTGAAGGACGGCTTCCATCTCCGCACGAAGAGCCTTGAGGTTGTTGCGATCGAAAGCATTAAACTGAGTCACTTTGGTTTCCTTCCCAATTGATATATCAGTTATACCATACCAGAAAAATTAGGTACACTACTTTTGATGAAAAGTTTTGCACAGCTCCATCGCGCGTGGGATCCAGTCTTTCATGTTTTCGATAAAAACTTGAGGCTCAGAAACCATCTCTACGCCGATGATAACGACAAGATTTTTACAGATAACGCCGGTGCGCTCCCACATCATGTAAGAGTAGAGAGCGCACTGAAGGAAGTACGAATCGATCCACTCTCGCTTCTTATGTTTGCCTGACGTTTTAAAGTCGATGACAGACGTTACGCCATTCCAGTCGGCGATCAAGTCGGTAGCACCAGCAACCTTCAGCTTATCCGAGTAGAGAAAGAGTTCGGAACCACGAACGTTATCTACGTTCTGTCTTAAGATCTTTTCGAACTGACGATACATCGCTAATGGGATCGGCATCAAGCCTTTCAGATTTACGTCTCGATTTAAGATCAGATCTTCACACAGATCGTGTACGATCGTTCCTCGATTCGCTGCGTATTTTGATTGCTTATCAGCTTCCTTTTCACCGATCCGTTTGCGCCAAGCGTCTAGACCAGATTTATCGAGAGTCTTCCCAAGGACCGTCGTGACTGACGGATATGAATTACCCTCCGGAGTGACATAAGTCCTTCCGGAGGGCGATTCTACTCGATTAAGTTTTGGGAGTTCAATAAGATTGAGATTGAATTCCGTTGTACGTTCGTTCATAGCTACTCACATTGTGGTCCAAGGCCAATATCCCTTGTACAACATATCATAAAATATGTACACCAGTTTTTTACGAATCATCACGAACCTCAGTCAGATATGGATATATCTTTTCTAAGTTTATGATAGTGTCGAGCAATTTTGGTTGTTCGAGCTTATCATTCTCATAAAACGCTAATCGATGTTTGTGAAGAAGATCTCTCCACACAGCTTTTACACTTGATTCAAATGATATGTTCATCTCAGTAAAGACCTAGTTTATTTTCTGCTATGATAAACGATTTCACAAAACCAGAACGTACGATGTCCTCGATATCGAACTCAATGGTTTCGAGCATGTCCATCGCTTCAAAGACTTTCATTATGTCACGAAGACCAGATGTTTCCTTAAATCGTTCTGATGTAAGATCATCTTGGCGTGTATCACCACAAAGAATCATACGTGAGTTATCACCTAAGCGGGTAATAACTGTGCGTAGTTCTTGATACGATTGGTTCTGACACTCATCGACTAAAACAATAGAGTCATCAATCGTTGTTCCACGAAGGAACGAAGTTGAATGGAACTCAATGATGCCTTTTTGTTTTAAAACGTCATACGCATCATCGCGATGATATAGTTCTGAGCAAATGTTTCTATACGGAGCTTCATACACTTCAAGTTTTTGCTTCTCAGTGCCTGGAAGAAATCCAATTTGCTTCGAAGGTTGTGCAGTTCGAATGATAACGAGCTTTCTTTTTCTTGATTTTGGATCTGAAATTTCTCTTAATGCAAGATATATTGAAATAAACGTCTTACCCGTGCCTGCACAACCGTGAAGAAGTAGATTTTCGTCATTTCGATATGCATCGAATGTTCTATCTTGATTGGTAGTAATAGGATCTATGCGTTTAATTTCGAAGTTTAAATTTGATATGGTCGGAAACTTTGATACTTGATTGTGTTTTTCAAGGCCCTTTTCAGATAGTCTTTGTTGACGTCTAGTTAAGCGCTGAGTCTTTGCAACCATAATGGCTCCTGTTGTATTGAGTAGTTTCACAGGAACATGATATAGATTAATCAACAGATCATACTTGTCGTGCTTTCTGTCGTTTAATCGCTTCTCTTGTCTTCGATGCTTTTGAACCTTTATCGCCGTATTGGCTTGCGAGTGGAGATGTTGGATTCGCCGAAGCGATTCGAGACATCATATCCTTGAATCCGCTATCATTCTTATGCGTCATGCCAGATACACCTGAGATAACTGCTGGCGCATAAATGATTTGCTGAATATGTGAATTTTGTTCTAAGAAAGATTCCATCGATGAGATAGACATTAAGTCTTCCCAGATTTCATCAGTGTCTTTGTTATGAAAACTATATAAAGGCATATTAGTTATAGTACTCTTCTTCATCGATATCGATTAACGATCGTACATCATTTGAACGTAATGCATTACGGATTCGTTTATCTTTTCGATGCTGCATCAGTTTATCATGATAACCACTCTCATATCCATCAGGATCATCGTAGAAGTGGTTAAATTGTGTTCTTTTATTCGTCTTTTTAGCCATTAGTAGAGTCCGGGAAACGCCTTAAGAATGAGTTTTGAAGTGATTCCTGCATAAGGAAGTTCTTTGTTTTTCATACTCAAAAGAAGCTTTGCATCTTCTGGATGAATGTTTTCAAGCATAGAAATAAACAGTGTTTCTCGCTTAATTTGATTTAAGTTTGGGCTTCCACCTTCAATAAAGAGATAAAGCTTACGAATTTCAGCGTAGAATCGAGATTCCATTCCACGGTTTTCATTAATAGTGAATGGAGGATTGCCTTCTGGCAAAAGCCACTTAGCATTTGGAGCATATGTCAACTTGAGTACCTCAAGAATCTGAGGTACGCCATTTTGTCTTAGACAATTAATTTTTTCTTCTTCAGTCTGAAGCTTAGACGTAAAATCTAGAATCCATGATATTGATTTGCGTTCCATTCGTAGTCCTTCAGAATTGATTCAGATCGCTCATAAGATTCTTGAGTCGATGTTGGATAAAATAGTTAAAGAGATGTTCACGTGATTTATTTGCCTGAGCATGGTAAGATTCCATCACAGCTGTCTTAATGTTTTCAGGAATCTTTGACATGTCGATCATCATTTGATTACGATTATATCGACTTAGCATGGTGCTGTCACAAAATTTACTGGGATCCTGCTTAACCCATTCGTCAAGCATCTTCTGAGAAATTGGCTTTTGACGAATCTTCATCACAAAGGTATCATCAGCAGACAGGAAGTTAGGAATGCCATCGCTAACATCACCCTTCAAAATATGAGTCTTCAGGTAAAGTTCTGGATTGTTTTCATTAATCCACTTCTTTTGAACCGGATCATATTGATGAACGTTCATAAAGGACTGCAGTTGACGATAATCTTTATCACCACTGACGATAAGAATCTTTTCTGGTGTGTTTCCGAATTCAGTGCATAGCACACCAATTACATCGTCAGCTTCAGCTGTAGAAATCTGAATGACTCGATAAGGAAAGAAGTTCTTGATTTCTTCCCTGACATTGTTCAAAGCAGAAAAGATCGCATTCCAGTTTAAGGAAGAAGCTTCGCGATCACGCTTACGATTGGCCTTATAGTAGGGAAAGAACTGCTTACGCCAGTTATTCGTGTCATCACAGGCGATAATCATTTCACCGTATTCATCGCGAAACTTTACGTTGTAAGAGCGCAATGAATTAAGAACAAAGTGGCGGATAAGGTTTTCATCAACTTCTCCGCCAATTTTTGACATTGACATGATAATGTTTGAAATCATGACCTGATTCAAGTCAACCACATACATAATATAATTTCCTATTCGGTTTTAGTAGTTTCATCTTCGTCGTCATCTTCAAGCAAGCCATTAGCAATATCATCTACGACTGCATGGATTGGATGGTACATTCCAGCTGCTTTACACAACATTGCATTAAGAGATTCAGCGAAAAACGTATTTGTTTTAATGCAACTTTCTTGAGAAACATCAAAACCTTCGTCGCAGGCTTTTTGAAAAATAAATGGCATCATCGCCTCCAGGAACATTTCAATGTGTTCCCGCCGAGTATTTTCGACTGTTTCAATCACTTCCTCGATAGTTTGAGGAAGTGAGTTGCGCTTACCCTTAGGGAAGTGAATTACGTTATCCATGAGATACCTCGTCCATACTTCTATATTTATACTATACTGAAAATCATGTACACACTAAATTTTGTAAGTGAACATTTCTTTTTCAGCCGGAGGGAAATCTCGTGGCACACTAATAAGACTTTTGATCAGCGCTTCCCACTGAGTCATCTTAGAGTCTATGTTGTAGAAGATATCGGCATACACCTTTTCCATCTGAAGAAACGATTGAGTCTTTTCAGTCCAGTAGTGTTCAATCGCAATATCAAGCATCGTAGCAAACTTACTGGCATGGACGCTAGGATCTTCTTCATATTGATACATCATCGTCAAGTTTGCTGCAGTTTCAAAAAGTGCACCAAGGTTTGAATGAACACACAAAATGCCGGCTGACATTGCTTCCATAAGCGACATGCAGGAAGTTTCCATCCAAAT